ATGCACTGGGTTCACCTGCAACAGAAGATGAAGAAGGTAATCCTGTTGATGCTACAGGGGTGTACGCCACTATTGCTGATCTAAACAACTTGTCTTCGGATGAAGTTGGTAAACTGATAGATACAGCTATTGACGCGTTACCTGCTACGGCTTCACCTGAAGATGTTAGCGGTGCTATAAACACAGCCTTGAAAGGCTTGGAAAACCTTTCTTCTACTGACGTTGACACCGCAATAACCGACGCGTTAGCAGACATGAACAACCTGTCTTCTGAAGATGTGCAGAGTGTTGTAGATACAGCTATTGGTGATCTAAACGACTTATCTACAACAGACGTAGATAAAATTGTAAGTGATGCACTGGGTTCACCTGCAACAGAAGATGAAGAAGGTAATCCATGCACTGGGTTCACCTGCAACAGAAGATGAAGAAGGTAATCCTGTTGATGCTACAGGGGTGTACGCCACTATTGCTGATCTAAACAACTTGTCTTCGGATGAAGTTGGTAAACTGATAGATACAGCTATTGACGCGTTACCTGAAGGGTTAAGCGCGGGTGATGTTAGCACGGCTATAAATACAGCCTTGGAAGGCTTGGAAAACCTTTCTTCTACTGACGTTGACACTGCAATAACCGACGCACTAGCAGACATGAACAACCTGTCTTCTGAAGATGTAGACGGTATAGTTGATAGCGCGGTAAAAACGATTACCGAAGATGTGTCTGGTTTAGAAACCCAAATTGGTGACCTAGAAACACAAATTGGTGACGTAGAGACTAATTTGGAAGACCAACTAGACGCACTTGGGTTGTCTACAGCAGAACAATTAACCACAATTGCGGACCTTATAGGAAAGCCAGAACGCGCAGTAACGCAGGAAGATGTAGATTTTGTTGTTGATCTAACCGCGCAAGAAAATGTCAGCCAAGAGTTAATTACGCAGTATGATGTTACTGGAGATGGTATTCTTGACATTAACGACCAAGACCTGCTAAATCTTGTGCTACAGGGTAGTGACGCTACCCTTGCGGACTCTTCTATATTTACTCCTGCGACAGGGTTGTATGCACAGCAGCAGCAAGCTCAACAGCAACAACAAGAGTTTCAACAGCAGCAAGCTCAACAGCAGCAGCAAGATACAGATTCAGTTTCGGAACTAATAAACAACTTAAACACGCAAATAAACGCACAGCTAGACACCAATGCACAACAGCAAGCAGCGCGGGACTTTTTAGAGTTAGAGCAGCTAGGGGCGTTCCAAGGAGCTAGGACAACAGTGACTACCCCAGACCCGTTAAACTTGGATTACTTGTACGACTTTGAAAGTATTTTTGCTAACCCTACGCAAGAAGGCAAGTTTTTAAGCCCGTACAGCACTACAACGCGGAATAAACCCGCTAATCAACCTACGGGACCAATGCCCATGGCAAGCGGATTTGCAGAGGGTGGACAGGTTGAGGATGAAAATGATATGCTACTAAGATTACTTGGAGAAGCGTAATGGGTATTATAGAAGACGGTTTAAGCGCGTTAGATGGGCTAATGTTTAAAGATACGCCTACAAAAGGCGACCCAAACGCTTACGAGACTACTGGATTAGGGCAAGTAATAGGTTTAATTGGGGGCGCATCTGGATTATTTGACAGCGATACCCCTGCTACAGGATATCAAGGCGGTATCCCACAATATTCTGCGCGGCGGCAGGCTGTACCAAACACAAACGACCCTAATCGAAGGCCGGGCAGTGGTGGGCAGCGCTATTTTACGGATATGCAGTACACAACTCCTACCACAGATACACCTATGAGCGCAGAAGGGTTGGCAGCGATGAACGCAGCGAACCCCGCAAGAGAGCTACGTAAAAGACCTGAAATACAGCAAATGGCTAGAGGGGGTATAGCTACCTTAAAAGAAGGTACATACCTGCGTGGCACAAGCGATGGGATGGCTGATAAAGTACCCGCAAATATAGACGGCGTGCAGGAAGCTAGACTAAGTGATGGGGAATTTGTAATTCCTGCAGATGTTGTTAGTCACCTTGGGAACGGTAATTCGGACGCAGGAGCTAAAGTGTTACAAGATATGATGCGGCGTATACGTAAAACTCGCACAGGCAACGAAAAACAGGGTAAAGAAATAAACCCGCAACAAATTTTACCCGTGTAGGAGGTCAGACATGGTTACTCCCGTACTAACTGGAAGCAGCGAAGACCCAATTAAAACAGGTGTAGAAAGTTCTCTGTCTAATTGGGCTGGCCCCTACGTTACTGAAATGCTCGGTAAGGGCCAAGCGTTAGCAGGTGAAGACTACAATGCGTATATGGGGCCACTCACAGCGGGTGCGTCTGACTTACAAGATCAAGCGTTTCAAGGTGTGGCCGGATTAGCGTTACCTACAGACCAAATGGGTACTGAGGGGTATCAAACACAAACGTTTACTGGAGACATTGCTCAACAGTATATGAACCCGTACTTGCAGGCATCGTTAGACCCACAATTAGCGGAAGCTAGACGCCAAGCGGAAATATCTAGGGTACAGGATGCGGGCAGGTTAACACAGGCAGGTGCTTACGGGGGGTCACGTCAAGCCCTTATGGAAGCAGAAGGTTCGCGGAACTTAGGACAAAACCTAGCGGCCATAACAGGACAAGGTTACGCTGATGCGTACAGGCAGGGTTTAGGCCAGTTTAACATAGAACAAGACCGTGGGATGCTCGCGCAAGATAAAACTAACCTGTATGGTGCCGAAGGATTACAGCGGCTAGCAAATATGGGCGCAACGCAACGCGGGATTGAATCGGAAGGCATTACGGCGGATAGACTGCAGTTTGAAGAAGAACGTGACTTCCCATACAAACAGGTGCAGTACATGCAGTCTTTGTTGCAGGGGCTACCGATAGCCGCGCAATCAGTGCAATACGAGGAACCTAGTTACCTACAAAGGATAGCTGCGGGAGCCTCAGATACCGAAACCTTACTGTCAAACTTGTTTGGACGAGGCTAATATGGCGTTAGAAACTGGTGGGCTTGACGCCCAAATTGAACAGCGAATGGACGCCTATCGTGGCAACCCGCAAAAGTTACAGCAGCGTTACGGGGCCAACAAGGAACTCCTAGATTTATTGGCGCTGCAAAAACTTACGTCTGAAAAGCAGGCGGCGGCACGCGATATGCAAATGAAAATGCAGCAGCAGCCCGGCACTATAGCGCAGCAGCGCGAACAACAAGCCTTGGACCTAACAAAACAACAGATGGGTGGTACGCTTGGAGAACTAACGGGACGTACTGCAGGTACTCTAGGGCAAAAACAAAAACAACAGCAGCAAAATATGCAGCGTATGGCAAAGATGCAGCCGCGCAAACCCGCAGGTATCGCAGGACTTCCGGGCCTTGCAGGTACTGGAGCCAGACCTCCACAAGCGCAGGGTTTAGCAGGTGCACGTATGGCGCAGGCCGCAGCACAAGGCGGTCCAAAAAGAATGGCAAGTGGGGGCATCGTGTCGTTTGCGGAAGGCGACCAAGTGTCTAGCCCTGCTAGTCGGTTTGTTGAAGGTTTGACTAATAAGTTTGACAAACGGGGCGCACGAAACGAATTAGAGGCGGCGGTCCGTCAAAAATATGGACCCTTTGCAACGGCTGACGGACTGTTTACTCCGCAGTCTGAAAAACAACAAACGTATGCTAAAGACGTTATTAGCATGATAGACTCACTAAGCGACCAAGAATTACAAACACTTGCTGACGCCTCATTTACTTCAGCTATGAACGAAGAGCAGCTACAAGCGTTACCACGTTTGCCCGGCGATGTAGGTCGTCCTGACTTTGTTTCTGATAACTACGAGCCGGGGACTGTGGTTTCTAGTGATCCCACCCTGCCATCTAGACCTGTACCTGATACAGCGGCAAGCCCTACTTCGGCAGACCCTACTACTTCGGCAGACCCTACTACAGGTACTGTGACGTTTGCACCTGTGGAGCAGGAAGACTTTTTTAAGGACGTACCCACAACGTTTGAACCCGTAACACCAGAAGAAGCGGATAAATCAGCGCTAAATACATCTATTACTGCCATGACAGACCAAGCGGGAAAAACTCCTACTAGAGCGAGCGTGGACCCTCTACAAGCTGCACCATTGGAAGCGGTAGCTGCACCGTACACAGAATCAGAACAGAAATTAGCTAATGAGCTTTCAGAACGCTACGTTGCGGATTCAAACGAAAAACCTTTAGAAAGACTTGACGCGGCACGGGCCAGTTCTGATGAGTATTTTGACCGCGCAGGTGTAGCAGCGCTTTACGACCAACAAGAAAAAGATGAGCGTGCTCTACAAGCTGACATATTAAGCCCGTCAAAACTTAAACGGCTACGCAGATTGCGGGCGATGTCTGGCGCAAGACGTGGGCTTGGGGGTATCACCGATGCGTACTTGGGCGAATTAGATAAACAAGCAACAGACCGTAGCGCAGGACTTACAACCTTACGGGGTATTCAAGACACAGGGGTAACCAGCGACTACAATATTGCCTCCCAAGGAGCAGCTTCAGGGGAAAACGCAGCACTGCGGGCCGAGAACAGACGCACTACAGGTATGAGTGGGTTGCAGGGGATTCTGGATCAAGGACAAGAACGCGCGTTACAGGGGCAACGAGAAGAAAACGACGTCCGCGCGCTTAACTTCCAAGCAGACAGCGCCATTGCGGAGGGTAACTTTAACGCCGCAAGAGAAGCGTACAACCGTCAAGGTAACGCACTGCGTAAAATTGTTGAAATGAACATAGATGATGTTAACAACCAAGTTAAAAGAAACATATCTATTTCTGAAGACCAAAACTCAGCGATGAGCGATGCACTGGAAGCCAAGCTAGAAGTCGCAAAAGCAAAATCTAAAGAGCGGTTAGAGATGAACCAGACGCTGTTTAACAGTGAAGTAGAGCTGCAAAAACTAGCCGATGCTCGCGCTAAAACAGTTACTGAGGCTGTATCAGAAGCTATGAACAAAAATCCATTAGTTATGGCGCTACAAGCTAAACTTAATGATTTGGCGGGGTCAGAAAACGAGCCTGAGTTTATAGAAACTAAAAGACAATTAGATGCTATTAAACGCGCTACTGTAGAATCGCTTGCTGGCATATATGCTTCTTTTACCGACGCGTACACAGATATGATTACGTTAAACGAGCGTATCCAACAAATTAGGGCAGCGAACAGCGCGGCGGCAAGCACGCGTAGTGAATTAAACCCCAATGACGTGGATATGGAAACATTAAGTAATTTTCAACCATCGGTCCCAGACCCATAATATAAGGTCATATAATGGCACTGTACCAATTAACTGACCGCAGCGGGAACAAAATACAGGTAGAAGGCCCATCGGGTGCTACCAAAGAACAAGTTGTGTCAATATACAATCGCACGATGGCAGAGCGCAGGCGCGAACCAGAACGCAGGTTCCGTGCAGGGTTGGAAAACTACTACGACACACAAACAAACATAGCGGAGCAGACAGCACGTAGCAGAAAACCTACGGTGGGCGACTATTTTGGTGAAGTTCCAAAAGGTCTTATTGGCGGCGCTGCGGGGTTAGTAGAACAGGGCGCGTTAGGTCTTGCGGCATTACTACCAGAAGATGCAGAAAATGTTGTCCGTGATGGGATAAAATCTGTGGGCGGCGCGGTGCAAGATTATGTAGCCCCAGACTTTAACTTAGAAGATAGCATCCCCCGCAAACTTAGCGAAGCAGGTGGTTCTTTTGCGGGTCTTGTTGGTACGTCTCTTATAAACCCTATAGCAGGGGGCACATTAGCGGTAGCCGCGGGGTCTGGAGAAGCTAGCGAACGTGCGCGAGCCGCAGGTGCTACACAGGAACAACGTAACCTAGCAGCGTTACAGGGTATACTCCCGGGCGCACTTGAGCTTATCCCTGTAGGACGTTTAGTCAAAGGGATTAAACAAGTATATAGGGGTCAAGCTAAACCTGTCGAACTTATAAAGAACCGTATTCAACGCGCGTCACGCGAAGGTGGTATAGAAGCCGCGCAAGAAGTTGCGTCTGGTATTGCCCAAAACATGATAGAGCAGGGGTACAACCCCGAGCAAGGTACGTTTGAAGGTAGCGGAGAAGCCGCAGGGTACGGCGGTGCCGTAGGGTTTTTAGCGCAAAGCCTGCTTGACCTTGCTACACCTAGAACCCGTGGCAGTGCGGCAGATGTAGAACCAGAAGAAACACTTGCTTTACCTGCACCGGACACAGGTATTGCGGGGCTTTTACCTGCACCACCAAAACAACTTGCCGACCAACGTAAACCTTTGGGTAATGCGCAAGCTCGCGCAGATGTAGGCAGAATAATTGATTCTACAGGGGATGTAACCCTTGGAGAGATGGAAGACATCGTAGCGCGAACAGGTATATCTTTACCCGACCTTGAAACTGTTGTTTCTGAAGAAATGCAGAAACGTGGCACTAAATTAGCGCAACGTGCACAAGAAGAGATAGAAGACGAACTTACTACTCCAGAAGTAGAACGCCCACCGTCCCGTATGGATACCGCTGTAGCAGATGCGTTGGCAGGTAGAAACGCAGTGCAAGAGGCAGCACGCAGACGTGAAGAACAAGCTGCATTAGAACGTGACGATGTAGCCGCGTACGAGCAACCCGACCTGTTAGCCGCAGAATTAGAAGCGGAACGTAAAATATCACCAGAGGCTGCGGCACAAGATGCAGCGCGTCCTGCACCGCCGAACGTGGAGCTAGATGAACAAGGTAAAGTACGAGAAATAAAAGAAGAAGAAGTTTTACCAATACAGGGGCCACGAAGACGTGACCTTGTAGATTTAATAAATGAAGAAACCGAATTAGAAAATCAAATACGTGCGGAAGAAACGGTAAAACGTCAGCAAGAGCAAACAAGGGCCGAGTCTACCGCGGAAACCGCGCAGGGTAAATTAGACGCAGATCGTGCAGCGCAAACCGAAGCTACGCGCACCAAGGTGTTACAGGACACAGTGGCTAATGCAGGTGAAGTACGTAGACCAGAAGCGTTGCGTAGACTGTACGAAACCGCGTTGACAGAAGCAGGAATTACAAACCCCAAAGCCACACCACAAGAAATGGAAAGCCTGCGCCGTGCGTCTAACGTAATACGGGCAAAAGACCCTGTAGCAGACGCCGCCGCCGCGAAAGAGGGAATCAAAGACCCAGCACAAGTAAAATTGGAAGCTATGGTAACTCCCAAAGAAAGGCGGCGAAATGTTAGACCAGTTGACTCAGAGACAGGTGGAGATGGCTTTTCGTCTGCTGGACAAGGCAGTGCAGTCGGAGCCGCCTCAACCACTGCGGGTACCGCCAACATTACAACACCTAACGACAGCGGAATGGGACGCCCTGTGTCTGGCGTTGGAGGAACTACTGCACCAGAAGGAGCGCAGTCAGATACACTAAATCTGGACGCAGCTATTTTAGAAGCTGTAACAGACCCTGATCCTGTTACGCCTCCCGTAGAGCAGAAAAAACGGTCCGAGGCAGAACCCAAGTCAAAACGTGTTACACAGAAAACTAAACGTACGGATACCTCCGGTAGACGTAAAGTATTACCTACGTTTCCAGAAAAACAAACACTTACAAAAGTATCGAAAGACCTGAAGCGCAGGGGTCCAGCGGGTTCGTCTGTTCGTGGTACTCGTAAAGTCCAAGCCAAAGAAGACACTACACGCGCCGAGCTACGTAAACGGTGGGATGAAACTGCGCCAGCCGTGGTCAAACAAGACACCCAGACCACAGACACTTTGGTCAAAGGCGATGTGCTATCGAATAGTGACAATAAGAAAACTCTAAACTTCTTGGAGGGTAAGGTTACTACCCGTGACAAGGTTGGGCTTGCCGCTAAACGCTACCTGTCTATGCACCCGAACCCAGAAGAAGGTTTGTTTGTAGCATTGTTCGATATGGTAAACCGCACGCCTAAGTTTTCTGGGCGTGAAAAAGGCATGACCGATGCGCAAGCCGAGTTACGCAAAGGTACAAGTGACGTGCAAGGCGCACGCGCTGTATACTGGGCCATGAACAACCTGAGTCCACAAACACAGAAGTGGATGGACGAAACTAAAGCCGAGATACAAAAACAGTTAGATGCTGTTACGGGGTTAGACTACGCGGCGCGGACAGAATCACCTTTGACTATACGACAACGCATAGAGAACGCTGCCCGTGCTATTAAAGAGCGCGAAGCGGTAACAGTGAAGACGGGAGTTACAGTTCAGACATCAGAAGCTGTAGAAGCTATGCCTGAAGGTCAGTACAGACCCCGTAGAAAAACAGGCAAGACTGCGTATGAAGCATATTTATCGGATCAGTACACCGCCGAAGAACGCAAAGCTATTGCCAAAGACGATGACCTTGCGCTTAAAACATACGCAGACTTTGAGTTTCTACAGAAGCAAGGATTTGCCCTAGAAAAAGACGCGGTGGTTGGGCTAGATGCGGCACCCCACCCTACAGTTATGCAGGCCATAAAACGTGGTGATCTTAAAGCCGCGCTTGCCGCACTAGCCAACACAAACGGTAACGCACAGGTGCGAGAGCTAGCCGCTAAGTTTGCCAATGTAGCAGGTGACACAAAACTTGTTATAGTGAAGAACCTGAAGGCCGAAGACGGACGCCCTGCTGCAGGATTGTTTGATCCTAAGACCAACACAATCTCGCTAGACGCAGATACTGGTATCAATACGCACACGTTGATGCACGAAATGTCTCACGCAGGGATGTCGGCGGCGTTGGCTGACCCTAAGAATGGGTTTGGTATCCAACTTAAAAAGCTGTTCAAAGATTTGGATGGTCTGCTAGGTACAGCCTACGGCTCAAAAGACCCCGATGAATTTTTATCTGAGGCGATGAGCAATCCAGAGTTCAGATCAGAACTAGCAAGTATAAACCCAAAAGGCGAACCTGTTAACGCACTGCAACGCTTCTTTAACATGTCTAACAATTTCCTAAGTCGATTTGTGCCGTTTATTAAATCTCGTAACCTGACCGCTTTGCAAGAAGCAGACAGCCTTGTAGATGCGTTGTTAGCCCCTGCACCCATGTATCGTTACGCTAATCAGATGGCAATGATGACTACCGCCGATGGTGTTAGGAAGTTTACACGAGACGCAGTTGATGCAACGCAGAAGGCTATAAACAAAGAAAGCCGAGAGCAATTCAGGTTCAACGTGCGGGACTTCTTTACCCAAGGGTTCTCAAAGAAAACCAAAAACCTGCTACTTAAACTTACTGGCTCTCAAGGGTTAGGCGACATTGCGGAAGCAGTTGGCTTGGGCAGAATGGGCCACGATTTGGATGAGTTGATATCCAACCAACGAGGAGAAATCCAAACCGCAAACGAACTTATTAAAAGAAAGATCAAGGAAATCCTAACCAAGTTAAACAAGGGTACGGACGAGCAGGCGCAAAAACGCCGAGAAGCCTTAGATCGTTTGATCTATGATAACGACTACGGTGCCACTATCTATCAGGTAGACCCTACAAAACCAAAGGGTACATACATTAACAAAGACGGTAGCCCTCGTATAGACAACGATGGCAATGATCTGTTGGAGGTATGGAACAAGCAACGTAAAGACTGGAAAGCATTAGGACCAGAGGGGCGAGCTGTATATAACGAGATGCGAGCAGTGTACAAAAACCAGTACGAAAAGCTCAAAGCCGTTATCCTGAAACAGATTGACGAGTTGGTGCAGAACCCTGACGATGCTAAAAAACTGAAGAAGGACATCTTTGCCAGATTGTTCGATGCTAGCACCCTAGATGTGTACTTCCCGCTTATGCGTGACGGTGATTACGTGCTACGTTATGAGGTCAAGAACCCTAAGTCGTCACGCGAAGCCACTGTGGTGCAGACATTTACTACAGACGCAGAACGTCAAGACGCTGCCAAGATGTTCCGAGCGAACAAAGACTATAAGAATGTAGAGATTGTTGACGAAGTGTCCGCGAACACCTTCAGGGGTACAGGCGTAGACCCAAGTTTTGCATACGAAGCCCTAAGTATTTTGGACAAAAACAAAGTCCCACAAGACGTAAAAGATCAGGTAATCAAACTGTTTATAAACTCGCTACCTGAGACATCGTTTGCCAAGTCATTGCAAAAACGTAAAGGCACCCCGGGGTACATGCAGGATTCTGTGTATGCTCTTAAGACAAAGGGCTACAGTCTTGCTAGTCAAACAGTCAAATTAAAATACGGGGCACTTTTGCGTCAGTATGAAGCTGACCTTGATGCGTTTGAACAAGTTGCGCTACCGAAAGCAAAAAGTCTTGTAGGGAAGGGCACGGAACGGCTTACCGCTGCGTTTGGTGATGTAAAGGCAGAATTAAAAGACCGTGCGCAGTTTGCACGAAAAGGCGCGGACAACAAAAGCATAGAAGCGGTAGCCCGTAGACTGAACCAGACCGCGTTTATATACACCATCGGCTTCAACGCATCGTCTGCTCTGGTCAACCTGTCGCAAATCCCGTTGTTCGTTGCCCCGTTTTTGGGCGGGAAACATGGGTACGTAAAAACGTACGCCGCTATTAAATCTGCTTACGGTAATACATTACTGGGTGGTAAGCGTGGCGGCAAAACAAATTCAATACTAGATTTCTATGACATATCTGACAAAGGTACATTCACCCTGAAAAAAGGTTTAGAGTTACCTGAAGGGAAAGAAACCGAACTACGCAACATGACCGCCTTGGTGCAAACTGCATCTCAACGGGGTTTGTTGGGCCAAGGGTTCTTAGCAGAAGCTATGGGGTTGAACGAGACTAGCCGCATCAAAAAGGGCGGTAAAATAGGCAACGCCTTAGATAATGCGTCCGTGCTATCCGCGTGGCTGTTTAACCATGCAGAGCAACTTAACCGCCAAGTAACTTTAATGGCGTCATTTAACCTAGCGTTGGATAGTGTGACGGGTGGGAAGGCCGATAAAGCAAGCGAAGCACAAATAGAAGAAGCCGTGCGGCAAGCCATTTATGATACACAGCAAACAAACGGTGGCACGTTCTTGGAGACTGCCCCGAGTATTGCGCGGGAAGGTATCGGGCGCGTTGCGTTTATGTATAAAAACTACGGCCTGCAAATGTACTACACCATGTTTAAGACCGCAAAGATTGCATTGGACAGTGATAAAGGTAGATTGTTTGGCCCAGAAGGGTCACCCGAACGTAAGGCCGCGGTAAAACAACTTATCGGTATGCACGGATCGGCGTTGTTTTTTGCAGGGGTACAAGGACTACCATTGTACGGCGCAGTAAAACTTATGGCTAACCTGTTCTTATTGGATGAGGAAGAGGAAGATTTTGATACAATCGTGCGACAGTATATGGGTGAGGGTTGGTATAAAGGTGCGATAACCCAGTTCGCGGGGATCGACGTGGCAGGGCGTATGGCGCTTACTGGACTTCTGATCCAAGAGAACCGCTATAACAACAACCCATCCCTAGAAGAAACAATAGGGTTCTACGCAGGTGGACCCGCACTTAGCGTTGCTAATCGTCTGTACCGTGGAGGTTCCGATTTACTGGCAGGGGAAACACAGCGTGGCATGGAAAGCATATTACCTGCAGGGGTGACCAACGCATACAGAGCAGCGTTTGGTAGGTATGCACAACAAGGCGGCGCGTTCACTAGACGTAACGACCCTATCTACGATGATGTTACCAATGGCGAATTACTGATGTGGGGGCTTGGGTTCCCTCCTACAGAATACACATTCCGTCAGGAACAAAACTCTATCACCAAACGTATAGACATCGCTGTAAACAAGAAACGATCCGCGCTAAACAAAAAATACTACGTTGCCTCGCGTATGGGAGATTACAGTGAGATGATGCAAGTCTATAAAGATATGCTTAAATTCAACAAGCGTCATCCAGAAGCTGCTATTACCCCAGATTCCATAGATCGTTCCATGAAGCGCCACGCAGAGACTACGGAAAACATGCACAATGGCGCGTCATTTAGCACTACGTATGGTGCCGCAGTTCAAGACATACGGAACGCCTTCAGGCAATAAAAATCCCCCGCGCGAGGCGGGGGTAGTAGGGAGGAGAATGACAAGTATGTCGAGCTTGTCATGTATGATGTATCACACTGTCCTCCATATGCGAACCCCAAACATACCATTTTCAATTCGGACCCGCGTTTCTGCGCCCCACTTTTTGCGTTGCGCTATATCTTGTAGTTGTTTTTGCGCCTTAACAATGTTGACGCACGGGATGAAAACAGACGCTCCAACCACCATATCATCCCAATTAACAACTATTTTTACTTGGTCTGGCGACAGATCATCAGTCTTCAGTGGTTTCTGGTACACCGCTAAACCCCGTTAGTTTTACCGACAATGCCCATATAGCAGGTAAGTTAAAGTTCGTGCCCTTACTTAACCGCATCTTAATACGTTTAGCCCCCATCTCTTTTTGCATACCTTCCACGGTGCTTGTGTAATCTATTTTCTGTTCTCCAAGCCACGTCTTAAATGTCTTTGGTACAATATAAAGCATGTTTGTATCTGTCTCGTATCGTGCGACAAACATACCTCGGGGGTTCTGCTCGGGTATGACCATGGGTGTAATACCTTCAGCGTTGGGCGCTTTCTCCGTGCTTTTAATTTTAAGTATGCTGCCCCAGTGCTCGGTAGCAAATTCTGTGACTAATGTTTGTACCGACGCGGTGCTATCGTCTACAAACGCCTTGACCCTTATCAGTTGTCCTACCACCCACTTGAATAGCTTTTTCATGTCGTAATCTACTATGCCTGCACGTTTAGCGGCTAACGCTCCCACCAGTATGGCCGAACACCCACCAGACCAAAAACGGTTTTTCTGATCCAACCCTGCGGCCTTGTCTAACTCAGATTTAATTTTTTCATAGTCCGCGACTATGGCTGTTTTATTTTGGATAACATACCGCACAAAGTCTGGGCCATAATGACCGTAGTTGTTTTGTATGTCCTTGAACAACCCTGCGGATACAACGGGGTCTACTTTTACCATAGGTATTTCGTCCACCCGTAGCTCCAATAACCGCTGCATCTCCGCTTTAGTGTCGCCCTTCGCCATAGCCATCTGCGCGTACATACTAACATTACCTGACGATAACGCTATCAAATGCCACGGCCTACCCCTAACACGTTCGTAGTTGCCGCCACCTGCCATCCGGTTCTTCTGCGTACCTTCTGATAGTTGGTATGCGTAATCAGATGCTTGCTTGCCATGAATGTTTGTCATCTCATCTGTGTTTAAACCAAGGTTGTGCATGACCTCGGCAAAATTCATACGAGAGTTTGGGGTATCCCCTTTGGTGCCCGTAAGCCCACGCGGTTCGCCCCATATAGCGGTGCCCGTATACATAGCAGTTGTTTTACCACCACCCGTCTCACCGAACAGATGGATACCTAAACTATACAAACCTGTTAGGGGCATGAGTATAGTGCCAAACCCTGCGCACACCGTGAACTGCTGCAACTCCATACCGTCTTGGTTGTAGAAGTCTAATATCTCTTTGTGTCGTTCTCTGGTGCCTTTAGGTTTGAACTTAACTATGTGCCCTGCGGTCTTACTAGATGGTGGATTGTACTCCGCGCCATGTGCGGTAATCAGTTGGTCACCTAACACAAACTCATCCATAACTTCGTCGTCAACCCATCCAAATTGTTGATGCGCCTCACTTGCTGTGGTGGTCTGCTGCAACTCTCGTATCCATGCCGCTGTGTATGCCATAAGTTTATCTACTTCCTTACCGTAAGTTACTATACCCTGCATGGACATGTGCTTACGAAACTCTTCTCTGGACGTAACCGCAGATAGCGGCACTACAAAGTCGCGCACCCCGTCTCTTGGCAAGTGTAGCGCAAAAGCTATAACTTCTCCAAGCTCCACATCATGCAGTCTGCGCGTAACGTAAAAGTCATGGTGGTATATGCAAATTTCTTCGGGATCACCGTTATCATTTTCCCCTCTCAGGTACACACCCCCATGCTTACCTCTAAAGTATGGACGTGGTAGCGCAGGTATAGCTACCTGTTTTTCGTCACCCCCAAACATATCTTCTGGTGCAGCCTCTTTAATTTCTTTTGTGAGTACCGCAGGTGTTGTTATCTTCCCCTTGTTAGGGCAACCTTCGCACCCTTCTGGGTTCAACCGCTCTATGGTGCTACAAAAATGCGGTCCCCCTGTGTCTTGCATTTTCTTCAGGGTGGCTTCCACGTTGTAGTCTGCATGACTAGCCGACATTATGTGCGCCGCTTCGTCCCCGTCCTCGCAGACGTTAGCTATAGACAACCCTGCGCGCCACAAGTCATGCGATATGCTGTCCTGATGCTTTATTATGTGCTTGATCTGGTTGCAGCCCGTACCGTTTTTTGTGCGTGTTATAAGCCGCTTAAAACTACCTTTATAGTTTTGGTACATGGCTTCTTTAAATGCGCTAACCGCAGATGTCTCGCGTTTCTGGGGTACTGGTATCGGGTCATCGCCAAGCAACACCGCAAACTGGTCAAAGTCCACGGTGGAAAAATCTTCTATACCATAAAAATCTACGGGTAGCGGTGTCTCGTATTTGTGGTTGTAGGTACTTGGCACACGTAAAACACTAGCAGCATCAGATGTACGTGATGGGTCTACAGGAAAACCTTGTTCTTCACATAACCTCTTTAGTCGTGTCGCTACAGGAAACCAATCTTCTCTACACACAGGCGCGGACAATATCCAATAAACATGTACGCCACGTCCTGAGTTCACGAGTGTAGGTGTAGGCAGGCTGTTATTTTCGCAGAAGGTGCGTAGTTCATCAATGGCGACTACCTGAGATGGAAATTCCTTATCGGGGCCGCAGTCTAAATCCAAGAAAAAAGACTTCATCCATTGCATGTTCTTTGCGGTGCGCGAACTACTGTCAAAAAACGTACCAAAAGCAAAGAAAGCGTTCCACCCATTATCATTAAGGTTACGTGCTTCATGTAGTAGGTCGTCTGTAGACAAGCAAAATGTTTGTTTAATCTGCTCGTTGGGTTTTGCGCCTTTGATGGCCCACACGCAATATTCGCCTTCGTGCGCTAGCACCAAGTCTAAAAAAGTTTTGGTTTTCATTGTATCCGCCCATACCGTAAGAGTAACTACGGCCACCGTAGCAGCCGTAGTGTTTTGAGTTATTATTCGTCGTCAAACAAACTGTTCACAACGCTACTCAAATTCTCTTCGGAAGGCTTTGCCGCAGGTTTCTTCGCAGCCTTTTTAATCGGTTCAACGTTGTCGGCCTCTGCGAGTACGTTGTTAGACTGAGATTTAGTCTTGGTGAACGGGTTGGGGTCTTCCATTACAAACCCTCCGTCCACTTTCTTAAACGGATTTGCCTTCTCTCTTGGAACAAACTTTATAACCTGTACGGCATTTATACGCAAGGACACACTTTGATTACCACCAAAATCATACGGCACCATTTTAACTGCTATATTGACAGTGCTACCAGTGGTTAACTGAAAGTCTTCGGGTAGCGCGTTCCCTTGAGAATCATACTGCGCAGGGTTGTTAGTCACCTGCCCGTTGTATGAACCCTTCAAGACAGCCTTGTGCGTAAACGTACCATCGTCGTCTTTGACAAAAGGATTGTCTAACATCTCAGCCCACTTGGGTTCGCGGTTGGCTACGTAAACTTCAGCCATAGCAGTGAACAAAGCCTTGGCTGCTTTGTTATCCATACGGAACTGTATAGAAAATTCCGCGTTAGTGTCGCGTGGACCACATGGCATACTGCGATTGACTTTCTTGTCAAAAGCATAGGTCTGGTCCAAACGTGGCCACAGAGCCTCGACTTCTTCAATTATATAGTTTTCAGACACATCATTCTCCTTTTATTTATTGGTCTTCGTCGGGATTAAAATCAAACTCTAACTGTGCATCGTCTGTAGGTTGCGGTGTTTTAGTTAGAGCGTCAGTCACATTGGTTTTGTTAAACCTGTATGTGTTACCTACCTTTATGTAAGTAGACTTGGGGATATGACCCTGCCGCACCCAAGCGCGGACAGTAGACACTGACACTGCGAAATGCTTTGCCAAGTCTTCTATTGGTACATATGGTTCTGCCATTATTTTTTCCTCACTGAAATGACGTACTCGGTGTCGATGTTCATACCCTTGGGCATTACATCAGGGTTTTCCTCTATAAATTGTTTTACATTGGTCTGGTTCAACCGCCTGTCTAGAAACTCGGGCACATCATGTTCTTTAATAAAGTTGTACATCTGCTCCCAATCACTGGTCCAGTATTCGGTTTTAGTAGACCGAAAAAACAAACCTTCAGAGGTTCTAACGCTTTCGACATTGTGGCTATCACAGTAGTCTAGCAGCGCGTTCTTTAAGATTTCCTGTTGGCGTACCAACGCTCCATCTTCTTCCTTGTACCGTGCGGATAATTCTGCTCGTTTTGCCCTTAATTTTATGTAGGCTTTAGTCAGTTTATCCGCAGGTATATCGGACGTATCGTCCATTAGTCATTCTCCTACTGTAACGAGAATTACAATCTAGTAGCTTATAATGCCCTAGTCAAGCAATTCTTTGTATAAGTCGATCATTTTTGTGTGAACGTCTATTCTGTTGTTTAATAATGAATAAATACGCTTTTCCACAGCAGAACCTTGTAGCTGAACAACAGTACATCGGTGTTTCTGCCCCGACCTATGCACCCTAGCGTTTGCCTGTGCATATGTTTCCAATGAAGATGTTGGCCCCCACCAGACTACAGTGTTAGCTGCTGTTAACGTAACACCGTGTGCCGCGGACTGCGGCTGGATGACAAGCACCTTTGGGTTGTCTGTGTTTTGGAACCGTTTAAAGATATCGGTGCGCCGTGCTACGGGAACATCCCCACGGATCACCTCGGTTGTAATACCATCGTCTCGTAGTTTATCTGTCAGTATATCAATGGTGTGTTTGAATGGCACGAACACAAGAACCTTTTGACTGCTCTCGTCGATAACTTCTTTCAACACTTTGTATCTGTGCTTGATGTCAAACTCTAGTGTGTCGCCTTCGTCGGTGTAGACTGCCCCTGCCGATATTTGCAGTAGTTTGTTCATAATTATCGCTGCGTTCACAGCGGTGACTTCATCGTCACCCACTGTCATAGTCATACGCTTACGCAACATCTCATAATATTTTTTCTGTTGCCGTGTTAGCTCCACATGTCGGTTGGTGTATGTCATCTCAGGTAGGTCAAGACATTCTTCCTTGGTAAACCGTATGGCAGGTTGCAGAATGTTAAACACTGTATCTGACGCATGGGGTTTTATTACCCACCTAAATTGTGACACCTTGCTCATAACCATATCACGGAACGAACCAAAGAACCGTGGTACAACGTTGGGGTTTATCATTTTAGCAAGGCCGTACGCATCCAATGGAGATTGCGCCGCGGGTGTACCTGTCATCATCCAGAGCCAAGTATCTTCCCCGATTATGCGCCGTAGCACCTTCCATCGTTTTGATTGTGCGTTCTTGTAATGCGTAGCTTCATCTACAACAACCAAATCAAACCCACCGTTCAAGATGTCTTCCGCTACTATTTCCACACCGTCATAATTTATTATGACAAACTCTGAACCTTGCTGGATGATCTCGCGGCGTTTCTTTGACGCGCCATAAGCTATCGACACGCTACGATGCGGCGCAAACGTAAACAAATCCTCACGCCACGCGCTATCCATAATTGACAAAGGGCATATAACTAACACTCGTTTAATCTTGCCTTGCTTCATCAGATAATCCGCGGCCCAGATAGCGGACGCTGTTTTGCCTGTGCCTTGTTCGTTGAAACAAAAAGCCTTTGTGTTCATGGTTAGAAACGCGGCGGTCTTCTTTTGATGGTCAAACGGCGTATGTTTGCCTGTCCATGTATACCTACCATTGATCGGAGAAGGGACATTTATGTTTAACTTTCTCAGGCTGTGCGCTTCGTCTATCCCCCACTTCACTACGACTTCGTGATCCTCTATGGC